AAAAAGGAGAGAAGCAATGAGATTTTTCAGAAAAAAGACTGCTGCCGAAAGGGTCAGTGCGGCAGCGGAAAGAGTGCCGTTCCGACTGGCAGGCGAGTGTCTCGGGACAGAGAGCGGCTTATATGAGGAGCTTCGGGCTAAAGTTCCTATCATAGACGCCTGCTTCGGCAAGATCATCAGGCTGACCAACGATTTCAGGCTCGCCGCCGACAGGCCGCAGGCGCAGAAGCTGCTGGACGAATTCAGCGAGAGAGTGACGGTGGGCATCTCGGGAAGCTCGGTCAACACCTTCGCCGATCTTTATCTTGACAGCCTTCTGACCTACGGCAGAGCCTTCGGAGGGGTAAGCATCGACAGCAGCAGAAGGCAGATAAGGGGCATACTCGTGGCTGACCCGACGCAGACCACGGTGCACAGAGGCAAGGATCTGCTGGCGCCGGAGTTCCGCTCGGCGGATACGGGAGAAAAGCTAAGGCTGCCGCCGGACGAGGTCAGCTTTTATACCACGCTGAACCCCTCTGTCAGGCACCCCGAGGGCGTTTCGATGCTTCGGGGAGTGCCTGTCCTCGCGGACATACTGAGGAAGATATACCGGTGCATCGGCGAGAATTTTGACAGGGTCGGGAACGTCCGCTACGCTGTCACCTACAAGCCCGGCACCGACGCCGACAGGGCCTTTGCCAAGGAACGCGCCGCCGAGATCGCAAAGGCCTGGTCGGAGGGCATGAACAGCGCTGCCGCCGGTCAGGTCAGGGACTTTGTGGCGGTAGGCGATGTGGACATAAAGGTCATCGGCGCAGACAACAAGATGATCGACACCGAGGTGCCTGTCCGTCAGCTGCTGGAGCAGATAATCGCCAAGATGGGGATACCGCCCTTCATGCTCGGGCTCAACTGGCAGAGCACCGAGCGTATGAGCTCGCAGCAGGCTGACATTCTGACCAGCGAGCTGGAGTATTACCGCCGCCTGCTGACTCCGGTGCTGAGAAAGATAGGCCGCGCCGCGCTCAGGCTGCAGGGGTTTGATGACGATTGCCGTGTCGAGTGGGGCAATATCAATCTTCAGGACGAGGAAGCGCTGGCGAGAGCACGGCTGATGAACGCCCAGGCAGCCGTGATCGAAACAGAACAAAGAAAGGAAGACAAAAATGGAAAATGATTTTGTACTGACCGACGAGCTGCTGGCAAAGCTGAACCGCTTCACGCGCAGAACCGTCACAAAGGACGAGGTCTACACCTTTCCCGTGGTGCTTTGCGACAACGAGACCGACCGTGACGGCGAGCGCTTCTCGGACAAGGCGCTTGAGCGGATGGCGGAGCTGTTTGTCGGAAAAACAGGCATCTTTGACCACGATCCCAAGAGCGGGAACCAGACCGCACGCATCTTCGACTGTGAGGTAGTGACCGATCCCGAGCGGCTCACGAGCTTTGGCGCAGCCTACAAGCAGCTGCTTGCGAAGGCCTACATGATGCGCACCGAGAGCAACAGCGATCTTATCAGAGAGATCGAGGGCGGGATAAAGAAAGAGGTCTCGGTATCCTGCGCGGCGGCGGAGAAGTGCTGCTCGGTCTGCGGAAGGAGCAGGCGCTTTGACCCGTGCGGACACATCAAGGGGAGAGTTTACGACGGTGTTTGCTGCAGCGATATACTGGACGGGATAACCGATGCTTACGAATGGTCGTTCGTGGCTGTTCCGGCACAGCCGGGAGCAGGCGTTACCAAGCGCTGCGCCGAAAAGGAAGTCAGCAGCCGGGAGCTTGAGATAAAGCTTGAAGAGCAGCAGCGGATCAACGAGGAGATCTGTGATATGCTGAGAAGGGAGATAATCTCGCTCAGCTTTATCACAAAGCCGATGATGGCGGTCGAGACCGTAAAAGCTCTGACGGAGAGTCTCAGCTTCGGGCAGCTGCTGGCGATGCGTGACAGGCTGGAAAAATGTCTGCCGCGAGAAGAACAGCCGAAAGCCCCGAAAACAAAAGAAGACACTGACAGTTATAGGTGCTGACCGGGCGCGGGTGCGCGATCCAAGGGAGACATATCCCCATAACAACAATAATTATAATAAAAAGGAGATCTACTATGTACAACAACATCAAACTTGACAAATCACTTTATTCTATTACAGGAAAGACCTTTACTCAGGCGCTGGAGCAGCTGGATCCCAGCGAGAATTACGCCGGCACGGAGCTGGCAGGGCTGGACAGCTTTGAAAGACAGCTCAAGCGCTTCAATATCAGGGTCTCGGGCGAGAACTGCGACAGGGTCGAGAAGTTCTTTGCTTCGAGCGAGAGCGCGGTGCTCTTCCCCGAGTATGTCAGAAGGACTATCAAGGCAGGCATGAACGAAGCCTCTATCCTGCCCGAGATCGTTGCCGCGTCCTCTTATACCGATTCGATAGACTTCCGCGGACTTACCGTGACCGCAGCGGGCAGCGACATCGTCGATCAGAGCGGCAGCCTGCCCGTGACTGCCGTGAAGCTGGCTCAGAGCGCAAAGGCTCTCACCAAGTTTGCGCGCAAGCTCTCGTGCAGCTACGAGTCCGTAAGGAAGCAGCGCCTTGAAGCCTTCGGCGTTATCCTGAAGGCTCTCGGCGCACAGCTCTCGCGCTCGGTCAACGCGCTTGCGGTCAGCGAGCTTGCTGATGGTGTCACCGAGAGCACGACCGCAGGCAGCAGCATAACCTACGCTGACCTGGCGGAGTTCTGGGCTTCCATGCAGGATCACGATATGACGGTCATGCTTTGCAGCCCTGCGCTCATGGCTGAGATACTTGCTCTCAGCGAGATGAAATACTGCGTGTCCGACTTCATGGCCTCGGGCAAGGTCAAGACCCCCTACGGCGTGACGATCATCAAGTCCTCGGCAGTTGAGGAGGGCAAGCTCATCGGCATCGACGCTTCCTGCGCGGCCGAGATGGTCTACGGCACGGACGTTGTCGTTGACTTCGACAAGCTCATCTCTACTCAGAACGATGAGATCGCCTGCTCGGTGATCTGCGGCTTCTCAAAGCTCACCGAGGGCGCCGTCAAGGTGCTGGCTCTGGGCGAGTAATATCCGGAAAAGGGAGTGACGGTAATGGCAACTATAGACAGAGAAAACATCAAGGCGCTGTTTGCGCGTATGACCTCCGCCGAGGCGGCCGACAAGTACGCCGACCTTGCAGCGGCGGCATACCTCAGGATCTCGGGTCTCGCCGGAGCTGCTCCTCTGGACGGCAGGCAGGCCGCTGCGTGTGAATACGCGGCGGCAGCCGATGCCGCCTACAGATATTTCTGCGAGGAGGCTGTGCGCGAGGAGCTTTTCATGAGCGAGCTGGGCTCGGTGAAACGGGATACGCCGTCCGACCGCAGGATCAGGGCTGCCCGTGCTCTTCGCGACAGCGCCTTTGCAGGTCTTGCAGGCATCATCGCGGACGAGGACTTTGTCTTTGCCCTGACGGACGAGGCCGCCAAAGGGGGCGCTGCCACATGACAGACGCAATAAAAGACCTGCTGCTTGCTGCTGCCGGAGAGTCGGGCGTCGTGCTTGCAGAGGGGATACACGAGGCAGATATGCTGCGCGACAGCGGCAGGATGTACTGCTGCGCCGCCATTAAAAGCACCGAGAGTCAGCCGCGCATCAGCGCCCGGAACGGCAGCACCGTGGGCGTTGAGGAAACGGTCACGGCTGCGCTCAGGTTTTACGGCAGGCGCTGCGGCTACAGGGATCTTGCGGAGCTGGAGACACGCGCCGACAGCTTCGTCAGGAGCCTTGCCGTCAGCGGCAGCTGCCTTGCTGTTTCCTCGGTAAAGGCCGAGGCCGAGAGGTGCAGCGCTCTCGGAAGGCTCATGAGCCTGCGGCTGGTGACAGTCAGGCTGCTGACGCTATGTACAGAGGAGGAATGACCGTGCAGACGACACAGACAACAGCAAAGACTCCTGTCAAGGCCGATCTTGGCAGCGGAAGCTTCACGGCCGATGATTACACCGTGACCGAAGAGACCCGTGTCTCAGAGCTTCCGCTGCTGGGCGGCGGCTGTGACAGGCGCATCATCGGCTGGGGCAGGGTCTACACGCTGACCGGCAGAGTGCTGCCGCAGGATCTTGCTTTTTTCGACTCGCTCTGCCGCAGCTGTGCAGGCACGGTGCTGAGCTCGGTGACTATTGCAGGAAGGGTCATAACGAACCTGTTTGTTCCGAAGGCCGAGCTTATCCGCCCTGCGGACAGCCTGTGCGGCAGCTTCAGGATAATACTTCGGGAGCTGTGAGCCGGAGACACGAAAGATCAAGGAGAGAACAGAAATGACAGACCCTACACCAAGCATAAGTATCCTTTTCAGGCTGACGGACGGAACCTCGTTCAGCTGCGGCGAGATCGTATCAATGAACTTTTCAAAGAACCGCTATCAGCCCTGCACGGAAATGAGCGCCGCGGTGCTCTGCTCACGCAGGTCGGCGGACATCGCAAGGGTGCATCTGTATATCGGCTCGAAGCTGGTACACGACGGTGTGTTTGAATACGCACGCCGCGAATACAAGGACGGCAGAGCCCTGATGCACTTCCGCTCGCGCGGATTCACGGTGATGCTGGCTCAGAACGAGCCCGTTCCGGGCATGAACTACGATATGGATCTTACAAAGCTGGGAAGGATAAACACCCGGATACCAAACGTAACGTATCAAAGCGGCACCGACCAGGTGAACTACATCTATGTTAAGGAGCGCTCGACTATCTGGGACGCAGTCGGAGCGTATTCAATGAAGGCCTACGGCACGCAGCCCTTTATCTACGGTACGAACACGGTGAGGGTGACAAAGCCTTCGGCGCAGCCCGTGGCGATCCCGGCGGACAGGGTCGTCACCTGCGGCGACAGCACCGACCGCCGCTCGATGCTGTCCACGGTCTGCTTTGCAGATCTGGACGGTAACTATCCCTACACGATGACATCTCAGAGCGCCGAGCAGCTCGGCATAATACGCCAGCGCTACTATCCCTTTGACCGCCAGTGGATAGTCGAGACCGACAAGGGCATGAGGCTGAAGCTTGCGACCTCGGCAAGGCGCTGCGACGCATCATTCGTCAGCTATGTCGGCTACAGCGGAGAAGATCTTTTTACGCCCTTCACCGCTGACTGCGGCGATCTTGTTATAAGCGGCGAGGTACACGACCTTTCCGTCAGTGCCGCGGACGGCAGGATAGTCACGACCCTTACCGATTACAGCGACACGTTCTGAGCGGCTCTTGACAAAGGGCGCTGCTCCTGCTATAATAAAGCAGGCAAAACTAAAACAAATAATCAAATATCGCACTGCCACCGGGTAGGAATGGTAAAACACTCGATACACATCGTTAGGTCAGCGCCTGCAGCCGCAGGCCCGAAGATGTGTATCGTTTTTTTTAATTCACCCACCAATGCTTCAATCGAGCGCTTGGCAGGGGTCTCAGCGCCGCCCTCTAAGGGCGGTGGGTTCCTTTGTGAATGAGGCGGCGTCCTTGCCGTTGGGGTACCTTGTTCCGGGTGGAACGTTAGGGGTTGGGTGGGGTCGGCTTTGCCCTCTTGATGTTGCCCTTGCGAATGAGGCGGCGGTGCAGCCGTTTTTTTAACTCCCCCACCGTTTTTCAATTCTGCGCTTGGCGGAGCTTTGCGAGGCCTCCCCGGAGGGGAGGCAGGTGCCTTTGTGAATGAGGCGGCGTCCTTACCGTTGGGGTACCTTGTTCCGGGTGGAACGTTAGGGCTTGCGCTGGTTTTCAATGCACAATGCACAATTCACAATGCACAATGAACGTGCCGCCTGCGGCGGTATCTTGCCGCGAAGCGGATAAACTGGCAATTCCCGATTAACGCTCCGCCTATAAGTTCCCGCGAGGGCAACAATCTCAAATCTGTCTCACCACACCAAGCCCGAAGTGTTGCCACCACAGCAGAGCGCAAAGCCCCACCGTTTTTCAATTCTGCGCTTGGCGGAGCTTTGCGAGGCCTCCCCGGAGGGGAGGCAGGTGCCTGCGGATCGGCGTCGGGAATGACGGGCAGAAAGGATAGCTTATGAAAATATTCAGCAAAACGGAGCTGGCGCTCTGGGCGGCATCGGTGGCTGCCATACTGGCGAGCCTTGCGGTCTTCGGAGGGGGAGGCGTCCTGACGGCCGCGGCGTCCGTCATCGGCGTTACGTCGCTGATGCTCAACGCAAAGGCGAACCCGGCAGGGCAGGCGCTGATGGTGGTGTTCTCACTGCTTTACGGCTATATCTCCTACGGCAGCCGCTATTACGGCGAGATGATGACCTACCTTGGGATGACGGCGCCGATGGCGGCGGCTGCGCTGGTCTCGTGGCTCAGACACCCGAGCAGCAGAGGCCGCAGCGAGACGGCCGTCGGAGAGGTCGGCGGCAGGGAGGCAGCATTCATGCTGCTGCTTACTGCGGCAGTGACGGCGCTGTTCGGCTATGTGCTGGCGCTGCTCGGAACAAGGTACCTGCCTTTGAGCACACTGTCCGTTGCAACAAGCTTTGCGGCCGTGTACCTTACGGCCAGACGCAGCCCCTTCTTTGCGCTGGTCTACGCCATGAACGACGTGGTGCTGATCGTGCTCTGGAGCCTTGCGGCAGCGGACGAGAGGAGCTGTGTCTCGGTGGTCGTGTGCTTTGCGGCCTTTCTCTGCGGCGACGTTTACGGGTTCGTTAACTGGCGCAGGATCAAAAAACGTCAGAGCCAAGGAGCCGCCTGACCCGCTTTGCAATTTTCTTTTGGCAAAAATTCACCGTGAAGGAGCGGTCAGTGGTCAGAAATGCTTTGCCCGTGCGTTTCCCCTTTTAAGTGACCCGGCTGCACCCACCGTAAGCTTTTAGATGCCAGATGTGAGAGGCAAGATGCCAGATGTGAGAGGCAAGAGGCAAGAGGTGCCTTGTGAGGGCTTTTCCTTTTTCTCTATCCGGCTGACCCCCACCGTATCGCGAGGACTATCCGGCACACTTCGCTGTTGTGAACGAGCTTGCGAGTGATCTCGCGGCCCAAAAAAAGAAATTTATAAAAAGTTTACAAAGAGGGGCAGCAACGTGCTTTTTCCTGATTTTGCACGAAAATGCAGGAAAAGGGCGTCGGGGCTGCATTTTTTTGTAATAAGTGTTTTCACGAAATCTCTTGACTTTGGGCGTGAAAAGTAATATAATATTTAATGTAATTTTTTAAGGCAGGCAACCGCCTGTCAGACTATAATGGAGGTTTTTATCATGGGCAGAGTTTATAATTTCAGTGCAGGCCCTGCAGTTCTCCCTGAGGAAGTGCTCAAGGAAGCTGCCGAGGAAATGCTCGACTACAAGGGCACAGGAATGTCGGTAATGGAAATGAGCCACCGTTCCAAGGCTTATGACCAGATCATCAAGGAGGCAGAGGCTGATCTCCGCGACCTGATGGGTATTCCCGACAACTACAAGGTCATCTTCCGTCAGGGCGGTGCTTCGCTCCAGTTCGCAGAGGTACCTATGAACCTGATGAAGAACGGCAAGGCTGCTTATATCATCACCGGTCAGTGGGCAAAGAAGGCCGCTGCCGAGGCTGAGAAGTACGGCGAGGTAGTAAGAGTTGCTTCCTCTGCTGACAAGACCTTCTCCTATATCCCCGACTGCTCCGATCTGGACATCCCCGAGGATGCTGACTATGTTTATATCTGCGAGAACAACACTATCTACGGCACCAAGTACAAGACCCTGCCCAACACCAAGGGTCATGAGCTGGTGGCTGACGTTTCCAGCTGCTTCCTCAGCGAGCCTATCGACGTTAGCAAGTACGGCGTTGTATACGGCGGTGTTCAGAAGAACGTCGGCCCTGCGGGCGTGCAGATCGTTATCGTAAGAGAAGACCTGATCGCTGACGGCCCTGCGTTCAAGCAGTGCCCCACTATGATGGACTGGAAGATCCAGGCTGACAACGATTCTCTCTACAACACTCCTCCCTGCTACGGCATCTACATCTGCGGCAAGGTATTCAAGTGGATCAAGAAGATGGGCGGCCTCGAGGGCATGAAGGCTCACAACGAGAAGAAGGCCAAGATCCTTTATGACTTCCTTGACAGCAGCAAGCTCTTCAAGGGCACCGTTGTTCCCAAGGACAGATCTCTTATGAACGTTCCCTTCGTTACCGGCAACGAGGAGCTTGACAAGAAGTTTGTTGCAGAGGCTAAGGCCGCAGGCTTCGAGAACCTCAAGGGCCACAGGACCGTTGGCGGTATGAGAGCTTCCATCTACAACGCTATGCCTATCGAGGGCGTTGAGAAGCTGGTAGCCTTCATGAAGAAGTTTGAGGAAGAGAACGCCTAAGCGCTTCTCACGGCAAAGATCAAAGAGCAAGATCAAATAATAATGGCGGTGCGCCATCGGCGATCATGCTGCGCGTGCCGCTGTTGTATTATCCTTAAAAATCATAATACCGAAAGGAATGTACCGAAATGATAAATGTACTTACCCTCAATAAGATCGCTGCCTGCGGCACAAGCAGGTTCGGCGCAGACTATGCCGTTTCGGACAGCTGCGATGCTCCCGAGGCAGTAATGGTAAGATCTGCAAAGATGCACGACATGGAGTTCAAGGACAATCTCCTTGCTATCGCCCGTGCAGGTGCAGGCACAAACAATATCCCCGTTGACAAGTGCGCCGAGCAGGGCATCGTTGTTTTCAACACTCCCGGCGCTAACGCAAACGCCGTTAAGGAGCTGGCTGTATGCGGCCTGCTGCTTGCTTCGAGAAAGATCCCCGAGGCTATCGACTGGGCAAAGACCCTCAAGGGTCAGGGCGCAGAGGTCGGCAAGCTTGTAGAGAAAGGCAAGTCCAACTTTGCAGGCAACGAGATCATGGGCAAGACCCTCGGCCTTATCGGCCTTGGCGCTATCGGCGGCAAGCTGGCTAACATCGCGATCTCCCTCGGCATGAAGGTCATCGGCTACGATCCCTTCCTGTCTGTTAACGCAGCTCTTAACCTCAAGCCCGACGTAAAGGTAACAGCAAACATCAACGACATCTACGCAGAGTCCGATTACATCTCTCTGCACCTTCCCTTCAACCCCGAGACCAAGGACACGATCAACAAGGACACTATCGCGCTCTGCAAGGACGGCGTTAAGATCCTGAACTTTGCAAGAGGCGAGCTGGTGAACGGCGAAGCGATCGTTGAGGCTCTCGGCAGCGGCAAGGTCGCAAGATATGTTGTTGACTTCCCCAGCGATGAGGTGCTGGGCGTTGAGAACGTTGTAGCTATCCCCCACCTGGGCGCTTCCACCGAGGAGAGCGAGGACAACTGCGCAGTTATGGCAGCTGACGAGCTGATGGCTTACATCGAGCGCGGAGCTATCATCAACTCCGTAAACTTCCCGAATGCTGATCTTGCAAAGACCGGCGACGCTCTGGTATGCGTTCTGCACAAGAACGTTCCTGCACTGATCTCCCAGATCACAACTGCCGTTGCAGACAAGGGCGCAAACATCGAGAATATGGTAAACAAGTCCAAGAAGGACTGGAGCTACACCATGCTCGACGTAAAGGGCGCAGCCGACATCGACGCTATCAAGTCGATCGAGGGCGTTGTAAGAGTCCGCGTTCTTTAATTTCAGAAGT